CCACAAACAATGGCGCAAATTCGACTACTCGCAGATCGAATACCGCTTTCTAGTTCACTACGCTGTAGGCACAGGCGCAGACGAAGCACGTAAGCGTTACCTAACTGATCCCACAACCGACTACCACGCTTGGGTCCAAAATGAGCTTGTTGGCCCGCGTGCTGGTTGGGATATGTCCACACCTGAACTTGCCAAGGCTTGCCGCTTTCTCACTAAAAATCTGAACTTCGGCGCGGTCTACGGCATCGGTGAAATGCATATGGCGGAACTGTTGCAGAAGCCACGCAAAGAAGCGAAGCAGATTCTAGACGACTATCACAAGGCGCTTCCGTTCGTGCGCGCAACGATGCAGGCTTGCATTCAACAGATTGAACAGACCGGCTACATCACAACAATACTAGGCAGGCGAAGTCGCTTTGATTTGTGGGAATCGGCTCAGCAGCGCGGTTCGCTTCCCTTGCCTTATGCCACAGCGTTGTTGCAGTACGGGCAGATCAAGCGCGCTTACGGTTACCGCAGCTTGAATCGGCGTCTGCAAGGTTCAGCCGCTGATTTGTTCAAGGTCGCCATGCTCACGTGCTGGAAGTCAGGCGTCTACGCCTACACAGGAGTCCCGCGCTTGATCGTCCACGATGAAAAAGACTTCAGCGACGCAGGCGGCACGGATGAAGCCTTTGCCGAGATGAAACGGATCATGGAAACGGCGATCCCGCTGCGCGTGCCTGTAATGGCGGAAGAAGAACGCGGAAGCAATTGGGGGCAACTCAAGAGTTGCTAGGATTCGCGATCAGCACGTATTGCGCCAGCCTTGCTAGATGCTCGCCGTTCAGCCTGCCAGCCGTGACAGCTTCGCGAACAGTCGTTCGCACGTCAGCGAAGTCATGGCCAAGCGTTGTAAGCTGACGCTGAACCGCTGCAAGCTGATCCGCCAATCCCTTCAGTGTAGCTGTTACTTCGTTCGCTGCTTTGAGCTTGCGTTCAAGCTCCACGAAGCGCGCTTCACATTCTGCGCGGTTTGCACAGGATTGCATCTAGCGCCCGATCTTTCGCTCGCCTGACGGATCCGAAGGTTCCTCGCGTCTTCGCAACTGATATGGGCGGCTAACTTCCTTTTCCAAGTCGTCAACCTGTTGGATCGTCTTGCCTGCTGCTGCCCACACGTCGTTTATGATTTTGTCCCGTGCGAGAATAAGGTCAGTGCAAACCTTGTTAGTTGCTTGCGCAATCTCATTGCGTAGCACGTGCGTGCTGTCGCGAGACTCTGCCAAATTGTCGGAACGGCAAGCCCCGCAACTCAGTGCGATCTTGTTCACGGCGTCCACAATGTCGCGCATGAACAGCTTGAAGTCGTCTTGTTGCCCGAACATTCTTTCGAGCATGCGTTTAAAGGCCCACACGAAGACAGACAGCACGACAGCGAGCACGACACCTGCGCTGCCGTAATTGATCAGAATTTTAGCTGTTTCTGTCACGGTCGCTCCTACGCTCGAATTATTCCTGTGATGTTACTGTCTGCTTTGATTTCAGCATGTAACCACACAGCGTGCGCAAATACGCCGCCACTATTGGCCGCAATTGCGCAGCGAGAGCCCGCGCAATAAGCCGCGATCACGGCTTGGTGCGTCTGGCTTGTAGTAAGGGCAGCGCTAGCGCCTGCTGCCTGTGCTGTCACTACCGCGCCGCTAACTGCGGCAATGGCTGCCAGCGTAGCAGGCGCGCAAGTAGCGCTTACCGTGGTTTGTGTTGCTTGTGTGGCATTTGCGCTCGCTGTCGCGCCTGCGCACGCCGCAGCCGCGCTAACCGATGCCGATTGTCCAGCGACAGTCGTGCAGGTTGCCCCGCCTGCTGTCGCGCTGATTGCCGTCGCGGAAAATTGCGCCGCCATAGTGGCGCACGTTGCGCCGCCCGCCGCCGCATTGACCACAGCGCCGACAAGCCCTGGTGAAGCTGCAACCGCGCACGTCGCGCCCGCTGCGCTTGCGGTAACGGATACGGCTGAAACCTGGTATGCCGCGATACTTGCCGAAGCTGCGCCTGCGCTTGCGGTAACTGTGGTGCGATGCTCTTGCCTGGCGACTATGGCCGCAACACAGGCGGCAGCGGCTGCCGACACGCTAACAGGCGTTGATTGCCCCGCCGTTGCCGCAGCCGCAGTAGTACCTGTTGCAGTGGCAACAGTAACAGCAACGCGTTGACCGAGCGTAGCTGCCGCGATAGCCCCTGCGGCATTCGCTGTAACTGCCGTTGCAGGAGATCCTTGTACGGCAACGAGGAACACGGTTCCCGGTTGTGCGACATCGATGTCAAATGAAACCGAGTATGTTCCTGCGGCTGAAACTTGCTTGTATGCCGATGCCCCTTGGACACCGACTAGCGCTGGCGCTTGGATGTCCAGAATGCTGAAGCCATTGGTCGGCACGTAGGTGCCGGGCATGGTGCCGCCGCCTGGAAAACAGAACGCGACAAGCAAGGCCGGGCCTGTGGTGGTGACTGGGTTGGAAGTGAGCGTTGATACGGTGGCGGCAATGGATGCCGAGGAGTAGTCATGTATTACAGCCCCGCTCTTAGCCTCCACAGCAAATAGCGTGACCTCGTCCAAGTCAGGCATACCTAATGATGCTTGCGAGACGACGTGTCCTGATCCGCCGGCCAGTGAAGCCTTGCCGTAGATTGCCGATCCGCTGTTGGTGTACTCTGTATAGACGACGCTTGCGCCTAGTTTGGTGTACGTCCCATTCCCCTTATTGTCCGTTACAGCGCCGTCCAGGTTGCCTAGTCCGCCGCGTCCAATTGCGACAATGATCGCGCTTCCTGCTGACTGTGTGGACATCGCAGGACTGTCAACGGCGGCAGGAGATCCGTATTCTTTGAACGTCGTTCCGTGTGCGCCTAGCGTCGGCTGCGCGGTCGTAACTTGTCCCGCGAATGCCGCACACGTCGCGCCTGCTGCCTGTGCTGCCGCGCTAACTGGCGTCCTTTGCCCTACTGCTACTGAAGCAGCGGTTCCTGCTGCCTGTGCTGCCGCGCTAACTGGCGTCCTTTGCCCTACTGCTACTGAAGCAGCGGTTCCTGCTGCCTGTGCTGCAATTGTTGCTCCCGCTTGCGTAGTCGTCGCAACAACAGCAGCAACAGATCCTGCTGCGTTGGCGGCCGTCGTGATCGCCGCGCGTTGTCCGACGGTAGCCGCAGCCGTAGCCCCTGCGGCGTTTGCCACAATAGTTATCTGTCCCGCAACAGCGTCCGCGATAGGTGCTAGGGATCCTTGAGCCTGCGTTCCTTCGCCGGAAATAACGTAGCTATGGCCGCTCTGATCTGTACCCACAGGAGCGCCAGACAGCCATTCAAATCGCGCATCATACAGAGCGCCTGTATCGCCTGCATTTGTTATCGCCAGCGCGTTCAGTGCTGCATTGCTTGGCGTCGTTCCGGCGTCGGAAACACTGATGTGGAACCAGTCACCTGCAACGGCGTTTGTGTAGCTGTTGTCCCAATCTCCGAACATTACCGTTTCAGGGTTTGCAAGGGTGAATCCGCTGTCTATCGCAATGGCGGCGCTGGCGGGCATGGAGCACGTAAGTGGCCCCTGCATCGCGCCGCCTGCACCAAATTGTAGCCAGGCCGTAACATCCATCGACGACGCGCCCTTGGCGATTTGGATTACAACCCTTATCCAGCCCTTTGCTTCGGCATCTGTGACGTTCAAGGTGCCGGTTGAGTAGGAGGCAACTAACGAACCAGCGCCAGAAACATAGGGATTAAATTTTACTTTTACGTTAACTGAACTTCCAGACCCTGGCGCGAAGTCCAAGCCTAGGACCGCGTAGCATTTGGCTGACGAGTAATAGGCAGCGTCGTGAATATTGAACAGCATCACGTCGCTGCGAGTCCACGGCGAAGCGCCAGGGTCGGGTAACTTGAACCACGCAGCTACGCGCAACCCGGTATGTGTTGCACCAAAGCCACCATACGCAAATCGAGTGTCTGACGACGTTCGCACTGCGTACGGTGTAGCCATGTAAAGCGCTTCCTTTAGTTGCTAGATTCAGCTACACGCCGTCAGGTTGGGTCACAGTGACCGACGTGATCGTGGACGTGAGCCCAGACGTGTACGTGGTCGAAGGAACCGTCACTTCCGCGCCGCTGGTTGCTACAGCCATTTGCCAAAGCGCCGTAGCGCCGTCGCTCGCGTACACGCGCGCAAATGATGCAGTGCCGCTCGCGGCGTTCGTAGCGTTGGAGATTGCCGCCGCAGTGGCAACGCCGTTGGTGTCAGTGAATGCCGTAGCAGCAAGCGTGTGCTCAACAAGCATCACAGCAGCGCCAAGTGCGGCTGCGACGTTAGCCGGAACAGAGCCACTGTAAATACGTAGCTTTCCTGTGTTAGCAAGGACTACGCGAGCAGCGTTGGCGGTGTGAAGACTATTTGCGGATTCTTTCATAATTGCTTTTCCCTTCAGTCAATTGGTTGATTATCAGGCACAACTCTTACGTATACAGGATCGTCGGCCAGTTTGGCAAGCGCGCCACCTGTCAAGGTGGCCAAGCCGCGAAACGAGTACACACCTAGCTCTTGTGCCTGCACGCTAGATGCGCCGGTTTCAGGAACCACCCATATGTGCGTTGCCTTCACACTCGCCGCTGTCGCTGCGCTTAGGGTAGCTGCTAGTGCCGTTTCGGTGCCTGTGTCTTCGTAGCGCATGATCAGCGCGATGTCTGTCACGTCGCGCATATCCTCTACGCGGTCGCTCGCCAGGAAAGTCAGCACAAGCTGAGATCCGTTGGTAGGGCTGTGAATGCGTTTCGCAGGCTGAACGATAGGCATGCGGAGACACTAACTTAGTTCACGCCGAAGCACAACTTTTGTGCAAAGTCAAGATTAGACCGCCTACGGAAGCACACAAGCCGCGCCGACGCAAGCTGCGATCAGACGATCCATCCAAGGCAGAACCTTAGCCGTCGTGCCGCCTGCTGAATAGTTGACAGCTAGCGAGATCAGTGCTTGGTAAACGCGCGTGCCGTCTTCGCGCTGGAACGTCGTCACGCCAGGCCCAATCCCGATCATGTCTGCGAACGTGATCAGTAGGTTTGCTTGTGGCGCATTCGGTTGATTGGCAGCGATCCCCACGCCGCCATACACAGACGCGCCGACGGTCAAGGCTTCGCCGTGGTAACTCACACCGTAGCCTGCAAGCAGCGATACGCGCTGATAGGCGCTGCCGAGCCCGCTGTCCAAAGCCTTGCGCACGTTGATTTGCCCAGCGGCTGCGGCAAAGCTCGGTTGCAGCGTTAGTTTTCCACAACGGTAAACCGTCGGCGAAACCGTTTGGCATTCGGCGTGCGCCATGCTCGCACCAAATAGCCAAGCGAACGCGCAGGCGAGCGCGCAGAAGATCGCCGTGAGCACAACGCTTGGTTCAACAACGCCGCTGTCTTTTGCTCGCGGCGTTTGCGGTGAAGTGACCGGCGTAGGTGTGGGCGAAGGCGCAGGCGCTGCGGTGTCCACAACATAGGTTGAGCTACCTTTTGCGGGCATGACATTTTCGACGCCCGCAACAAGTCGCGGATTTGTCAGCAGAGCAACCAGCGTTGCTATTAGCGAGCCAACCAGAACGCGCCAGTCAAACGGCTTGGCTATGATAGCCGGACCAACCGCAGCTAATAGTAGCGCTGCGATTGCTTGTGTGGTTTGGCGCGTTACTCTAGGATCGTTTTGCATTTGACTTGCTCCACTGTGCTGTTACAATTTGGCTTGAAAGGTTGGTTCCCATGCTATCAAAGATAACGCTAACTGTCACTATGTTTCTCATGGCCGCTTGCGACGTGGGAGGCTTGACCGTCGCTGACACAGGCAACTGCGGCGAGGCTATCGCGCTGCCCAGCCCCTCGAAAACCTGCGCCGTCGGCGTGCCTGCCGGTCTGTCGTGCGCCGATCTCGTGTGGTATCTCAACGGCGAAGCGCAGCCCGGCGCGGCCTACGACGTGATCTGCGGCGCAGGCCTGTTTGTCGTGCGCGACGCTGACGCCTGCGCGGCTGCGCAGCAGGGCGCGGTGTCTGAGATTCGCGTCTGTACACACTAGCCGCATAGCGCGCCTACGGGCAATCGCGGCGCTGACCGCCCCTTGGGTTCCGGATCCACTTAGTGCTTTGATTGCTGCGTCCATGGGTGCTCCTTGGTGGTGCGCGACTACTTCCAGAGCTTCACACGCATCCCAGCGTAGTGGGCGGGCACGGTTCCAGACCCTGAGATAGCGCAATACACCTGAGTCAGAATTAGGTGCCCGTCTGCGCTGCCTGAAAGGTTCTTCATGCCTGACACATGCAAGTGATTGTATTGGGTCATGCTCGCCGGAACTGAGAAGCACGAATTACCGCCTAGGACCGTGGCATCGTCGTAGAGCACCTGAATGCAGCATGAAGTTCCTGCACCCCCACCCGCCGCTTGGATCGTGGCATCGGCATCAACTTCGATCGTCGTCGCCCCGGTGTAGTACGGTACGGTGTATGCCGCGATGTTGTCCCACGATGAATCCGTAGTGAGGTCAGCCGATGGTCCCGCCGCAGACATTGCCATGCTGACCATCTTGTAACCGGACACCCAGCCATCTAGCCGTGCCGCGCTATCAGCAACAGGAACGTAACCCGAATTGGGTGTTGTTCCCGCAGGGTATGCGCTGGCCACTGTGTGTGTGCCTGAAAAGTAAGCAAGATAGCCGGAAGTGCCATTGACTGCTGCATTGACTGCGCTTGTCGCTGCGCCACTTGCGTCTGCGCCAACGTCGCTTGCTGTGCATGTCACGTTGCTGTACAGTGCGTGGCCGCAGACAGTGCGACTTGGAGGCACAACGCTGGTGCATTGTGTGGTTCCTGGTGACGGGCTAGTCAGAGCGGTTCCCTCGCCGCCACAGTAGTAGGGCGGCGCTGACGGACGCGCGAGCCCGTCGGCCAGGTCTGCCGTTACGAGGACAGGGTTACCACTGATGGCGTGCCCGTTGACCGAGTTGGTGACTGTCGCGGTTGCGGTCGTGGTTGACGTGCGGACCATCGTGCAGTTGCGGTTCAGTGGGCAACGCGTGCTTGTCCCCGTCGCTGTGTTCGTTGTGGTATCGGTCCCCGTGCGGTAGGCCCAAGCATAGTCACCACCCGACGCTCCGATCTCGGTCGTGGCTAGCAGGTCATCCGATGCGTGGGTCTGCGCAGGGTGGACGTGGTCAGACCTGGCGGGTGTACCCGACACTCCGGGGGTTTCCGTTCCTGGTGCCGATGGATACGCGATGGAAAATCCCGACCACGGGGCCACGACCATTGTTGCGTTGTCACCACCGTACCCGATGGTCATGTTGTTTGCGCTCGCAGAACTAGCATAGACCTTGACTAACAGTGCAGCGGGCGACGTTGAGTGGTAGTCAGAAGTGGCAGTGGCGACCAACTCGTAGGGCGCAACGCCTCCGGTAGCAACTGTAATGGTAGGACTGGTTGCAATGACCGTCGATCCCGCCGCCACCGTGATGTAGACAGATGCCGACACGCTAGCCATCCCCGCCCACAGTCGTACCCTGTACGACCCTGCTGGCCAAAACACCAAGCCGGGGCCGATTCCGCTTGAACTCGAATTGACGACAACGGAAGGTGTCGAGGTGACAGACGCCGTTGTCGAACTCGTGGTATCGCTGCCAGCACTGCCTAGTGCGTACGATGTACCCGACACATTGAACGCGTAGTAGATCGTCCGTGGCAACTCCATGCCCGGCGTCAGCACCGACGCCCACGTCGTAACGCCGCTTCCGTTGGTTTGCAAGACTTGGCCTGAACTGCCTGCCGTCGTGGGAAGCGTAAGTGACCACGTGCCGGCGGCGGCGGCGGGCTGGATCGTGACGGTTCCGGAGGTGGCACCGTTGAGCTTGAGTGGCACATTGAACGTCGCCGCCTCTGACGTGACGTCCAAGACCAGAGGCCACGTCGTTGAACTATTGCCCAGATACAGGCGCAAGCGCGCTGGGATGCCGGTGGCGGTCGCTGATCCGTTTTGCACAAACTGCAACCAGCCTGCCGTTCCGTAGGCATTGTCAGTGCGAACGCCACGGGCATAAATCGAGCCGAGGGTTGTCCCGTCGGTGGTCGTCACCAGCGAATCAAGCGTAGCCCCGAGCGACTTGTTAAGATAAATGGACGCTGCGGCGCTGGCGGTAGCAGAGAATGCGTACAGCATGATGGTCTGCGCTCCTACTGTTTTCCGTTCTAGGAGATTGCCGTTTTCAAATAGCTTAGACACCGAAAGCTGATTCGCGCTCGCCCACACGGGAAAATAGCCGGTGACGCCAGTGCCGGTTTGCACGCTCGCAGGCAGCACCGAAACGTCCACTTTCGTATTGCTGTCCAGACACGGAATTCCGTTAGCCACGTTCCCGCAGTAGTCGGCGTAGGTCGTGGTCACGGATGCGCACGCGTTCCAAGCTGTCGCGGATGATCCAGGCAGCTTGACCGTTGGCCCGCGCGTCGCCTGCTCGCACTTCACCCTGTGCGTGGTCTTGTCGAGCATCGGCGCGGCTGACATCATGCCACTAGCATCGCTGCCTTCGGCGGTCGTGACGGCCCACGCGCGCTGCGGGAACGCGAGCGCAACAATAAACCAGCCAAGCAATAGAGCGCGCGTGCGGATCATGTTTTAACCTCCAATTAATTGCCAGAATTTCAAACTGCCCGAGTCGGTCATTAGCGCAACGCCGACAATAGCGTCAGCAGCAGCGTCGGCATTTTGATACACAGAGCCGAGTTTCTTTGTCTTGATTTGCGCGCCGCTTGTCGGCGTGCCTGCTGCTGTGATTGTCACGTCTTCAACGAATGAAAGACTAAGGTGCGTGCCGCCTGTGGACGTTGTTGTGTCGATTCCCACAAGTGGCCCGGCACCGTGCACGCGCAAGTGTCTGTGGTCGCTGAAGTCCGAGATCACACCGTCTACAATCGTTACGTCAAACCAGTCTTCAGTAGGCGGGAAAATCGAGTTAGTTACAGCCTTCGGCATTTGCAGCGTGATTGCATTTGCTGCGCTGAATAGCAGCGACACCGTAACAGGAGTTGTGGACGTCGTGTGCAACGTAGGAATAAGCACAAGACGATCAGCAGGCGTCATCGGGTACGCTGGCGCTTCGTAGCGCAGCGGCTGGCCTAGCGGATTGAAGCCGTCAAGCAGTGCTGCTGTTTGAAGCTCAAACAGCGCGGCAGGTACAGCGCCCGCACGAAAGAGCTTGAAACCCAGCGTGGTGGTTGCGCCAGCATCGCCGCCGCTCAAGGTGCAGCCTTGCGGCGTGGCTGACCATCGACCGGCCGGAATGCGCGAAGCATTCAGCGCGAGCGTCGCGAAGCCCTGCAAGTCGGCTATGCGCCCTGTCTTAGAGACAACAAGGAATGAATCAGGCGACACTTGCCGCCCGGCAAACTGATCGTCGCGTAGCAAATCGTAGGTATCTGTGAAGGTGAAGTCTGCGCCTTCGTCTGACCACGCTTGCTCAGTAGTACCAAGCACAACGCCCGCAGTGTTCAATTGCAGGAAGTGCCCGCCGTAGGCCGTGCCGTTGCGAACCTGCAATACCATGTCTTTAATGAAGTCTGCGCTGGCATTGAAGCTGGTCGCGCGGTGCATGCGCGCGTAAGTGCTGACAAAGACCGCGCCCTCGTAGTGCCCGCCGATGTCGTCAACGATCCACGCGCCCTGAAACTTCTTCCCGCCTGACACGTCGCCGGCAAGCGCAAAGGCAAAGACCGTGCGTCCGATCATCCACTGCTCACCCGACGTATACCCCGCACCGCCGCTTACGCCGGTAAAAGGATCGATGTCGTCAAACATGCCCGCCGTCAGCGGCCCCGTGAAGTTTCGCACAAGCACGCCAGGCTCAGATTCGGTGAACGTTCCACACAGCCCGCCGTTGCCCCAAGCGGCATCGTGAAACGCAGTCTCAACCATGCCACGATTGCGCACATCAATAGTCAGGGCCGTGCGAAATTCATCCGTTGCAACAGTAGGTGTCGGCGCTGCGATGGGTGACAAGCCAACAGGGTCATTCGGCATCACAATAGCTTGCGACGGAAGAAAGAACACGTCTTCAACACAAGTGATTTTCACTTTGTTGTCGATGCCGTCGCCTGTGTCAAGCTCGTCAACGCGCATGACGAAATCTAGGAAGCCAAGGTCAGGCCAGCGAAGTATGAACGGCTTTCCGGGATAGAAGTCAGCAGCCGAGCGATCAGCAACAACGCGAGCAGTGAGCAACGGCGCAGACAGCATCCGCAGATCGCGCAACGCCAGCTTCGCCGCATTTACAGGCGACGTGATTGCAGGGTAGTCAATCTGTGTGCTGACAACGCCGCCTTGTATTTCCACAAGCCCGTCATCGTACTGCGGATCGGTGCTTCCTTGATCGCCGCGCAGGCTTGCAGTGTATGTAACAGTCACGCAGTTAATTAGCTCGCCTGGCTGCTTGCGCGTAGCCTCCTCGATCTCGACAATGTTGGATTCGTCGAGAATAGGAAGATCCTCGATTGCGTAGTCTTCGCGGATCAGCTTCAGCGTGAAAAGGCCCGTGGTCGGATCGATGTAAAGAACGGCTGAAATGTGGCGCTTAATGTCGTCAATGAAGTCTTCGATTGACATCTGCTGCGACCACACAACAGACAGGCCAAGCCCTTCGGCGTACAGCGTATCGGCTGCCGCTGTAAAAGACGCGGCGTCAATGTCGGCATCGCCGTAGCCCATGCCCCAAATACGATCCGTCAGCGCTTCGCGGATCATGTGCGCCGGGTTCATGTTGCCGACGCCTGCCGGTGGTTCAGAGCCAACAGCCGCGCCGATCTGAATACCAGCGTAGATCAGATCCCTAGTCCCAATCTTGGTAACACCGTCGGCGGCATAGCTGTCTTGCACGCAGTAGGCGATCACGTTGGGTCCGGCGTCGTCGAGGTACGCGGCGGGGATGATAGCCGTTGACGTGAAGTGTTCTTTCGTCAAATCGATGTTTGCTGGTGTCAGCGTGACAGCGTTGCCGTTAACCCACAGTTTTGCGCTGTCGTCATGCCACAACTGCGCGACGGTCGGGAACTTAGGCATTGGACCCATGGTCCAACGCACCCAAATCTTCATGCCTTCAGGCACAGAATAGTTAGGGTGCCCGCCGATAAGCTGGCCGCCTAGTGTCGTGCCTGCGACGCACGTAAGCACGCGCGGAACTGTCGTGTAGTCAGACAGTTCTTCGGATGGCTTCCAGAATTGTGATCCGTTACTTAATCCTCCTTTTCCTTGGCTCCAATCCGAATCGTCAACGCCTGTTCCACTGTAATCTGTCGTGTCCGCATTCGTGACTAGCTTGTATTTCCACAAGTCTTCGCGGCTGCGGATGCTTGGCAAAATCTCGGCTTTCGCGTCGTACCATTGTTCCGCCGTCCCGCCGTGCCTTGTGTGAATGCGCTTCACCGTGAAGGCAAGCGGTGCCGCAGTAGGCGACTGTGCAAACCACGCCGTTTTCAGCATTGCGGTGCATACGCCACTGTAGTGCGGTCCTATGCCTGAAGGCATCCCAAGTTTTTCAGCGAGAAAGTCGGCGGTGCCTGTGTCGACGGTAGTCAGGTTTGCCAATCCTAACTTAAAATCGCCGCCAAAGTTTGGGGTATTGTGCGAATCGCCTTGATGGTCTGTTGCACCAATGTTCAACACGTTGCTGTCGGGTGTTGGATCATTCTTCAATAGCGCTGACTTACCGCCGATCAGCACGTCAAGCAAAGCATCGACTTTGCCGTGACAGATACCCATTTGCATACTGGCGCTGTATAGCTTGATGTTCGTTCCGTTGTCTTTCCAATCCTGCACAAGTCTATTGAGAAAAGCTGTCGTATTAGGATTCTTGACAGTAGCTGTGCCGAAGACGACCGGGATCGCTATTCCCTCTTCGGCGGTAGGTCCGTCAAAGCGCTGCGTGGCCAGCTTCGGTGCGCCGATCTTCGATGCCTTGTAAAGCGAGTAAGCATAGGCCACAGCAGTGAGCCCAACAATGATCCAAGCGCCCATTTAGTTGCCTTTCCTAGAACGCATTGGTCACACCGTCCATTGGGTTAACGCCGTTGATTCCCGCAAAGCCGCCGTGATTGCCAAGCGCATGGAACACGTCACGGCAAGTCGCTGTGGACTTGTCGCAGCCTGGATACAGCGTGGAAGCGAAGCCGCCAGGATTGTCAGCAAACTGCTGTATAAGGCTCGGCACTGGCCGCATAAGCGTCAGCACATAGCCCGCCTGACCGATGATCCTGCGTAGCGTGCCGTCTGCGGCTTTGATGCTGCCGCCTGTGTAGGTCGCATAGAGCACGTCACATGTGACTTTGTTTGCTGTCACGTTGTTGACCGTAACAGCAACAGCGTGCAATGCTCTATTGACGTTGCAGCCCGGCCCGTAAAGCACGTGCCGACACTTGCGCGAGTAGACTTGGCGAAGGCCCATTCGCCGCGCAGACGTAAACACGCTTTCACAGTTAAGTGTAACTGTTGCAATTGCTACCGAAGAACTAAGCACGCGCCCTTTCCAGGCGGCGCGCCCTACTGTTGGGTTTGAGTAATACGTGCGGAAGATGGTAAGCGACGTAACGGCATCGGGCGCGTAGGCGATGAACGCCGCCGCCATTGCGTTGCTGATCGGCAGCGTGACATTCACATCGTTCTTGGAAATGTCGCCTGATTGCTTGAGGCTATCTGACAAGCTAACAACAGCAGAAAGCCACGTCTCGCCAAGCGCAGTAAACGCAACAGGCAGCGCGCAGTACCGCCAAGTAGTACCGGCGCGCGTGAACTGAAACAGCAGCACAGGATCAGCGTCTTGCACTGATGTATCGATACTTTCGTAGCTCACGCTGGCACCTCCACTGTAGGAACTGCGACAGTCACGGCCAGGCCCGGCAAGTATTGCAATTCGATGCGATCAGCGTCCAAGCGCGAAAGCGTCAACAGGCAAACCCTGTCCACAAGCGCCATGTCTAATCCGCCGCTAAAGACGCCGCCTGTGAAGTGCAGGCGCTCGCTGCCTGCTACTTCTGTGGATACGCTCGCCACTTGCCAGGCAATAAAACCGCCTGTCTTTGTCACAACAACAAGGTGCGAGCCGATGCCGTAAGTATTGGCGAAGTCAATGGCCGAGACTTGCACATAGTTATTGCCTGCCACGATGTTGGCGGTGATCTCGAGATCGTGATTCCAGCTTGGCAGCCAAAAGGACTTCCAGCGCCCGCGCAGCGTTGCGAGGAAAGAGCGCAGGTTGAGCAATTCGGCTGCCGTCTGCGCTGTGATTGCAACGCTCATTCCGAGCGTTGCGTCGCTGCGCTTTGGATAGTTGATTAGCGGTCCTGTCTTTGAGTCCAGAACGTCAAGCTCACGCGCCATTGTGTCTTCTAGATCGTTGATTCCTTCGCGGCTGGACGTAACAAGCGCCTTGCCTTTGTAGGCTAGGTACGGCGTCGCCGAAGCATCGAACATGTCTTCTGTTGCCGTCACAACGAAAACAGCCTGCGCCGTGTTGTAGTGTGCGGGCGGTCGCTTACCTGTGAACGGCTGCGCGAACGTGCCTTCCCGCAACGGCGCAACAGTAAGGTAATCGTAATTGTTGACTGTTGCACTAATGCTGATTGTTCCTGAACCTATTGCAGAAATAGAGCACACTTCAAAGTGATCGTAGTCTTCCCACAAGAGCAGCGAGCCGCCGACTTTGTAGGCGGGAATGTGCGCTGCATTCACAGGGATTGAAACGGTTCCCGCGCTGATCCCTGGAATGTCTGTCAGGTGCTGCCATTCGGGAACGTACAGCGGATCACCGCCCACAAGACGCGCTTTCTCACGTGCAAGCCCGTACTCACGCGCCGAGAATTGATGATCAAACGTCAGTGTCATGCGGGGCAGCGGGCGCAGGCTTGCGCGCTTTTCCCCTGCCTTGCAGGCGATAATGTCAGTCAACCATTCCAGGCTTTCAACCACGTGCCCTTGCGGTCTGTGTGTCCACACTTCCACGGCATTACCTCGTAATTGACCTAATTAGCGGGCCGTTGCGCTTGATATGCAGGTTAATTGCCTGCTTCCCTCGCGTGCTGCTCATGTAGTGGTCGAAAGCACTGTTGATGTTGTCGTGCAAGTGTATGTCGAAACTAGGCGCAGCCGATTTGCCGCCGCCGAGTAAAGCTGCCGTAGCTTCGCCGCCGATCACGGTGGCAGGCCCTTGCACGCGCGAGCGCCCATGCACCATCAACAGTTCCGGCCTACGTTCGCCGACTTCGCCTGTGCTGCCGCTGTTGATTGTTCCGCCTGAATCGTAGGAGCCGCTAAACGACGTGCTGGAAATCTGCGCGATGATGTCCGCGCCTTGCGCGGCTGCCTTCAGGTACAGCGGAATGTTGGCGGGGTAGGGCTGCTTGCTCGCTTCGGCCATGGACTGAAACATTGCAATCTCAGCCGCTGCGATACCGAAGCCTTTCTGGATCGCAAACATCGTCTGATATTCTTTGCTCTGCTCGCCGTGAGCGTTTTTCATCACAGTGGCGAGGCTACCGAACATTGCACCCGCATTCTGCACAGACTGCGCGGCTAGCTCCATGTTCAGTTTCTTGATCTCTTCTGTGCGCTGCTTTTCAATGTCAATTGACTTCTGCGCGTAGGTGCGCTCGGCTTCCAGCTTCAGCGCTTCGCCGTTCTTGCCGCTAAGATTGTCCGCCAGTGCTGCGCCAAGCTCGTGGCGATCACCTGCTGTCTTGCTGTTGATTAGCTGAAGCTGCGATTGTGGGCCGATGCCGATGCTTTCGAGCTTGCGTTGCATCGCAAGCTGTTTCTCGGCGCTTTTCTCGGCAGCTTCGTCAATGTCTGCCGTGATCTTGTCAAGGTGTGCCTGCCAAGCCGCCTCATTGGCTGCGAACAGTTCTTCCTGTCCTTCGGCCCCTATGTTTGCTTCCAGCGTGCGGCGCTGCTTCTCATAGCTAGCTTTTGCGGCCTCTTCCTTGTTTGCAAGCGTAACCTTCAATGCTTCATATTCAGCAGCCTGCGCGGCTTCGTAGTCGGCTACTTCCTGCAAGAAAGCAGCATTAGCCGCTTGACCGTTTCGATATGCTAGATCGGCATAGTCAAAGTCTTTTTTCATTGTTCGCGCAGCCTTTTTCGTCTTGGTACCCGCGCCTGCGCCGTTGACGCTTTCTTCATACTGCCGCTTGTTTTCGTCGAGTGCTGCGCCGATGTCACCAGGCACACCCTGCACAAGTGCATCCTTCAGGACAGCTTCACGCGCACGATACGCGGCCAGTTCCTTATCCTTTGTGGACTGCATACCCGTGTTGAGATGGTCAATAGCAGCCTGCACCTTGTCAGCTAGTGACGCCTCTTCGTCTGACTGTGCCGCGCCCCACTTGCTTGCACCTTTCGCAAATGCCGCCAGTTCTGCGCTCATGCCTGTAAATTTCGGCTTTTGCGAGGCTGTATAAAGAAAGGCTTCTAGTGCGTCGGTCGCGAGGTTGATCGCCTTCGCCGCTTCGGTCATGCCTGTCTTGATAAAGTCGCCGACAGCGCTACGCCCCACCTCGCGGAACATATCGCCCCAAGCGTCTTCCAGCTTCTTAACCGCGCCGCCCATCGTATCTAGCTGGCGCTCGGCTGCGCCTGCAAAGTCAGTCTCTCCGATTCCCACAAGGTACTGTGTAATCGCGTCGGCACTATTGCCTATTGTGCTGGTTACTCCTTTGAAAGTAACCTTGATTCCTTCACCTTCTTGCACAGCCTTGACGCCAAATTGGCGTAAGCCTTTGTAATTGCCGAGCGATGCTGCCAAGCTGGCTTCTGCTAGCTGCTCAATGCTCGTGCCTGTTGCAGACGCGATATTAGCAAAGGCTGTAAGTGTAGCCTCCGTCGGCTTCAATCCGTTTTGCTCCATACGGATGAAAGCCTCAGTAACTTGATTCTCTGTGTAGATTGTCTTGTCTGACAGCTTCTCTAGTTTGTCGAATTGCTCGCGTGCCGCTTCGGTTCCACCTGTTACGCCAGCGAGCCTCGCGATCAATCCGTCATAGGCTGACGTTTCGGCAATGACCTTGCTGAGTGTTGCGAACGAAGCAACAGCGCCAACCGCAGCCGCGGCGGCTGCCGCCGCACCGCCTGCAAGCGCGCCAAGGCCGAGCGCGGAGATCGCGCCTTCCTTGCCACCCGCAAGGATACCGCTGAAGCCGCTTTCTGCGTGCGCTGGCGCTTCGTTGATCTTCGCTTCAATTCGTTGCAGCGACGGCCTAATCGGTAGCACGCCGTCAAGCCCTGCCTTTGCTCGCTGGATCGCATTGTTCCAGCGTTCATCTTCGCGCTTGGCTGCACGCTCTGTTGCGGCCATCTGCCGCTGTGACGCCTTCTCAGCGGCCGCTGCCTGCACTTCGTAGCGTGCAAGCGACTTCTGCTTTAAATCGTTCCAGCGTTCGTCTTCGCGCTGGGCTAGGCGTGCCGCCTGCGCTGCACGTTTCTCTTCGGATTGCGCTACCTTGTCAGCGGCATCCTTCGCGGCCTGCGCTTTCGCGTTCGCAAGCGCAATCGCCTTCTTGGCTTCTTTCTCTTCAGCAGCAGCGATCTCCCCGAATACGTCAGCAAGCCGCTTGTTCTGCTTTTCCGTTTCCTTGCTGTAGCCAGTAAGCTCGCGAAGATCTTTGCTGGCACTTCGGACACCGCTGCTATCTACTTTTACCTCAAGGTGTGCCGTTGCCATTTATCGCTGCCTTTCTTCGCAAACCGTCTAGCCCTAGCAAAACTTCAACTTCCCAAGCAACCAAGCGATGCCCTGTCAATTGCATCCAAGCTGCTAACTCCGTGCAGGTAAGATCATCCCCTTTCGCGACTTCGCAAAACAGTGTCCACAAGTAAAGCAGTTCCGCGCACGGTTCAGGCGCTTCCTTGTGGCCTGGCGGTAGTTTTCCCGTGCGCGCATGGTAAGCCGCTACAGAGTCGGCAAGGGTGCGGGTGCTTCCTGTTGTGGCTGCTTTGCCAAGTCCGAGTTTGTATTCTGCCCAGCGGTAGAAGTCGCTGAGCAATTCTCGAAAAAACGATCACGATCTTGTGCGAAGTAGTACACCTGATCGCTCACGTAGGGCGCTTCACGCAAAAACTCTGCAACCTTCGCAGGCGTACAAGGTTCCTCGAAACTCCAAGCAGCCACGAGCGCCGCACGTTCCGCGAGCGCTTCCGTGTCTTTCTCTTCTTGCGTGGCTGCAAATAGCGTCGCGTCTGCGCCTTTCGTGCGTACAACGCTCGCGAGCCTTGCCATTGCTCGGTTCAGGGAATCGTGCGCGGCTCGATAGGCGTCTGAGTCGAAGCCGCGCACAATAACCCAAGCGTCTGTGGCGTTGCCTGTGCCGTCAACCAGTTGCAGGCGTACGCCTTCGTTAGCCCGCTTTCGTGTGAAAAAGTCTTGCATCTTCATAGTGGGGAGCCTTCCGTTGATTGTGGGCGCAGCGCTTACGCGTGCGGCGTACGCGTGATCGTAAGCTGCGAAGACGACACAGCATCGAAGTAGGCTTCAAAGTTCAGCGACACAGGAACTGACGTGTCACCCTTCACGTCAGGCATGCCGGAAGTGAACTTCAACGCAGGGATCACGAATGAGAGTACGTCGTTCGTTGGATCTGTGAGCGTGAGCGCGAGCGCCTTTTCCGTTTCGGACATGAAGGCGTCGATCAGCGCGCCCGTTCCCGTATCAAGCCACACTTCCAAAGTACCGTTGACCTTGACCACGCGGCTATCAGGCTGAAGCGTCGTAACGCCATTTGCGGTAAAGCGCTGCTGAAGCTGGCGATCAATCGCGAGCGACATTGACGTGACGATGCCGATGCTTGATCCACCGACGGTGAAAGCGGCATCCTTGAACGCCATCGCTTCTTGTGTGGACAGCGCGCCGTAGGTTGCGCCTGTGACGATCACAGTATCGCGAGCCATGTCTTTGCAGAGCCCATCAAAACTAGCAGAGACAAGCTGATTGTTTGCAACGCTCATTGCAAACTTTGAGAATTCAACGCCCGAGTAGCGGTGATACGGCTTGTCACTGTTGTTCAAATCGCCATAGAATTCTTCCATGACGAATGACCTGCGCGTGGTGCCTGTCTTGAGCACGTTGGTCGTCCACGTGCCTCCGAGCAGCGCTTGCAAGTAGTTGTCATACGCGCCGTATCGCATCCATGTGGACAGCGCGAAGCTGCCCTTGCGCACACCAGTGCGCACGCCAGTGCGCTGGAAGTCAGATCGGATCGTGTCGTCTTCGAGCGTATCCATGTCGAGTTTCGGACCGCCTGAACGCACAAGCAATGTATCAAAGACAGGCGTCGCGGGCGCGCCTGCTCCATACGTAGCTTCTGCAACAACTGCCAGTCTGCGCGCTGCACCTGTAGCCATGATCTGATCTCCTTTTTAGCGCGTGATCCGCGCTTCCCATTGAATGTCAACTATTGACAGAAAATACGTACCATCTTTACGCGACATGCCCGGCCCACAGCCGGTTATAAGCACCGCCTGCCCGTCTTGCGTGAGCCAATGCCCAGCGACGAAAGCAACGCGCAGCAGATCAACAAACAAAGCGCCACTGTTGCCGCTTTCAAGCGGCGCGTAGTAGTTAACCTGTGTGATCCCCGGTATCAAGTCGCGCCCGCCGTAACCGAGAGTATCCACAGCGGCTTGCCCTGGTAGATGAAATACTTCTGCGTAGGCGTTGCCATCAGGCACGATCACAGGACCGTTTGGCCACTGCACAGGCAACACGCCGAGCGCAGTCGCAAGCGCGTTTTCAACGGCAAGCTGTGCGCTTGCGTAGCTCACGACATCAACTCGCCTTCGCGCACGGCTTGGTTGATTAGCTGTCCAACAGCAAGCAGGCTGATCCTAGCCATGCCGTCAGGAGCCTTGACGCTTGAATGCCCCTCATACTCGATGCGAAGCACATAAGGCGCGTTGTTTGAAAAGTAGAAAGTTTCATCACCTTGCAGGCGCGCCAATACGTCAAGCGCTTGCTGCTTGACAAAGCCACCTGCTTTTGACTTGCGCGGTACTTCGTCCATCTCAGGTGTGCCAACGGACGCTTGCCAGTTGCCTTTCAAGTGCCCGGTCAAGACTGGCGTTTTATCAATGATCATGATGCACAGTTTGCCAATAAATACGCGGCGGATGCGTTCAACCTGCTCGAGCGCATCGCCTGCAAACTGCTCTATTTCCGCTGCGAAACTCACTGGGCTACACCAACCGTGTAGACAAGCGGCGTGCCTGCTGGATTCGCAGGCGTGCAACCAACAACAGGCCACACAGAACCGTCGGAAAGCGTGATCGTGTCTTGTGGCACAGGTTGGAAGCCGAGCGCGGGAGAAACCTTGAACGCGCGAACCGTCTTCTGCACAAGCGCGGCGTCAGCAAGGCGTAAGGCGAAGGCGTCGAGCAAGACTTGCGTAACAGGCACCTCAACCGCGTAAGCCGTTCCCATGCGCGTGGCCGCGCCTTTGGTGACAGCGCCCGTCGCTGGGTTGCGCGTGGGCGTGTACTGCGAAACGGTAATCTCCTGCCCGTTATTCGTCAGCAGCTTGTCAGACGTTGCAGCTAGTGCGGCGTAATTCATACGCGCACCGAAATTCCAAAGCCTTCGGATCCGCCGCCTTCAAGCAACGGCGCAAGCAGCGCACGCGCGGCGGTCAACTGCGGCTGTGGATTGCTGTCGCCGTGATCGGCGTATTGCACTTCCACTGCGCCTTCGATGCGCTCTTTGATAACAACGCGCCCGTCGCCTACTGGCGTCAGCGTGCCGAGCGAAGCAACGTCGCAGGCAAGCTGCATCTGCGCCTTAACAAGCACAGAGGGGATCGCGTCTGCATCGACCGGGTAGCCGTCAACAACAACGCCTTCGCGTGGCCACTGCAACTCTTGATCGGCAGACAGCTTGCTACCTTGAAACTCAGCGCGCAGTGCTTCGATGTAGTCGAGCGCCTTAATCAAAAGTACTTCAACAGCGGCGTCGGTCGTGGGCAAGGTTAGCCCGCGAGCCAGCGCAAAAGCGCGCGTGTCACTGACCGAAACGTAGCTGTTAGCTCCGTCCGGAAGGCTCCCATCCTCGACCGTCAGTGACACGCGCAAATCTCCTTAGCGGTGCTTGTGCTGCTTGGGTGCGTTCGTCAAGGCGTCGGCTTCCGCCTGTGCCTTCGTTTCCGCATCGATTTTCGCAGCCTTCGCCGCTTCTTCCGCCGCCAGTTCTTCAGCCGTACGGCCGGGCTTCACAACTTCGATCCCCTCGACGTTCAGATATGCCGAAGGCACAGCGCCCGCAACCACGTTGCAGTGCTCGCGCAAGTGCGTAGCGTGCTCGGAGTTACGAAAGGCTGTGATGGCAAGCGCCGCAGCCGCCGCGCGTTCTTTATCGGTCGGGACAACGCCCGCCGTAAAGTAGAGTCCCCTTTTAGTAGCAGTTTTCATAGTGCCCCTTTACTGGTAAGCAATCGCGGTGATCGTGTTGCTTGAAATGGTGAACGTGTACGTGTGTCCGCCTACGGTAAGCGCTTGCCCACTGTAGACTACCGCCTGTGTAGAAGGCAGCGTGTTTGGTGTGGGCGGATTGCTTGGATTCATGATCGTGTAAAGCGACGATCCCGAGTCAACGCCGCCGTCACGATACGTTGGTGGAATCGCACCGGCAACATAGTCAGCAGCCACACGCTTTTTAGCCGATGTTTGCTGCCCGTTCAGAATGCGAACCTCAAAAGCAGGCGGCACAAGCGCATTCAACTTCGCGATCTCGGCTGCTTGGCCTACCGTCGGCGTAGGGCCTGACGTGAAATACAGAATGCGCTTCGGCGCGGCTACTGCGAAAGCAGCAACAAGCAGCGCACACAGAGCAGACGCAATCAAAAGTAGCTTTTTCATGGTTCAGATCTCCCAAGTAAGGAGCCGATCACTGGCGCGGCAAGGAGGCAACCGCGCCAGTGATCAGCAAGCAGGTTAGGTAGAAAGAACCAGCACGCCAGCCAGATCCTTGGCAGACGTGGCAGCCTTGTCCCAGTTGGTCGACACAGCCAAGGCCGCATCATTGGGGCTCTTGCCGCCGTTCGCGGTGTCCCACTTGAAACCCTTGATCCCGAGGTTGAAAGAGCCCTGCGCCTGGTAGGTGTCCTTGATGTTGGTGCGCCCGTTCGCGGTCTGCGTGTTGACCCGCGTATCGGCGGCGTTGTCAACTAGCAACGCAGCGCCGGGAACCAAGCCAAGCGCGCGGTACTTCGTGCCGCTGCTCGTGTAAGTCAGGATCGGGGCGTCGGTCATGATCAGCACGCGCCCGAAACCGTCTTCGCGGATGTTCAGATCGCCGAAGCGGAACAACACGTTGGTGTTGGTGATCGCGCCTGCAAACAAGTCGTGCATCGACTTGCTGTGCATGACCCAAGCCGCCAGCGACTGCGCACGGTCGCCCATCTTCGCAGATGCAAGATTGAGCGCCGTCAGCGTGACAACGCCGGTACCAGTGTTGTCCAACAGATTGGTGGCCTGGCCCGAAAGCCCAGCGACCAACGCCGTCAGCGCGAGGTTGAGCTTGCGTTGCATGATGCCGACGGCAAGCTGTTGACCGATGAACGCGCCAGCTTCGGCGGGCGACTTCTGAATCCAAGTCCAGAGGTGCTGATCGATGTTGATGGGCGGCGTACCCCAAGCAACCTTGACCGAAATTTCAACCAGGCGGGCAACGTCGGCAGAAGCGACGGCATCGTCGCTGTAGGCGTCGCGCGAAGTGACCAGATCGGCGATCAGCGCGTACTTCGCAAGCTCGGCAAAGTCACCTTCGTTGTTGCCGTTCTGAAGCAGGATCGTGCCGCGACTGGCGGCATTGAACAGGTTCACCTGTTGATCAACCACTTCGGTTGACGCTTCATATGCGTACTGCTGAAATAGGGCAAGGGATGCAAGAGCGTTCGCGGCCATGATGTAACCTCCGAAAGTTTTGTGTCTAACCGTCGGAGGGTACAGCGGCTGCTGCGTGCTATCCGGCGGCTCGTTTGGCGTCTAGTCGCGCTACCAAGTCAGTAGGCGACATCGTAGCCGTATTGCCTTTGCTGCCGCTCGGGGCACCGCCGCCAGAGCCGCCAGGAGTGGCACCGCCACCGCTAGCTCGTGATCCAGAGAGTAGCGCATGATATTTGGGAGTTGCAACTATTTCTTTTTTCAAGTCGTCAATCGTAGCCGCTGACGGCTTGCCGTCAGGACCAAGAACGCGCGTGACGGCCTTGCCTTCTGTGGTGATTTCCACAGTGAGCCGCCGTTGCACGGACTCTGCCAGCAACGATGCGGCGTTTGCGTCGAGCGCGATCCCTGCTGCCAGTGCATTCGCCTCGCGGTCAACAAGCACTTCGCGCAGGCTCGCACTTAGCGCGCCCGCGTGCTGATCACCTTCGGCCTTCAAGTCAGCAAGGCGCTTGTTGTAGTCGACTTCCAAGGCTTCAAGGTCGCTTTTGTCTACCTTGCCCATGAGTCGCTTGCGCATGGCCTCTTGAGCCTGCTCCAGTTCGCCCTTCAACTTCGCCGCCGTGGTCTTGTGTGTAGCGGCTTCGTCGGCTTCGCGCTTCTTTGCGCGCACAAGCTCGCCTACCGCCGGGTGTCCTGTGCCCTCTTCCAATCCTGAAATGTCAAGGAAGAACTTACCGCCGTCGCCTTGCTTGTACTCGCCGCGCACGGCTTCGGACACGTCTTCTAGTTTGTCAACAACTGCTTTCAACATGGGAGCCTCCTTTTACGATTGCGGATCAACCGGCATATTTACCGGCATAGCTTTCTGCTTGTCAACTTGCGCGGCTGCATCCTTCGCCGCCTTCGCTGTTTCGGCTACTTTCGCGTCGCCTTCGGCTTTCACCTTGGCATCATCTTCAGTGGCCAGGCCGGCGCTGCGCAGCTTGTTGCGTACCTCAGTAAAAGACAGCGTGCCTTCTTGCAAGTCTGCAATTAGCGCCGCACGTTCTTCAGGTGTTAGCCGCTCAAGTTCTGCATTTGGATGCAGTTCAATTGTAGACGGCGCAGCAACGCCAGCAAATAGCCCGGCCCACGCTAGGCACTTCGTGTAGGCAGCCGCCACGTTGTTCGCGCACAAGTTGAGCACAGACATTTCGCTTGCGGTTTCGATCCGCGCTTCCGTGGCTGTCCGTTGCACGTTTGTGGACTGAATCAAGCGTGCACCGAGTGCAACCATTTGGCGTTCTTTGTCTTGCATAGCCTCGCGCACAAGGCCGTTAGGCTCAGCTTGCACAAGTTCAAGAGCAGCACCAACAGGCAACGGCACAGCGGACCGCGAGCCAAGGCGCACCGTCTTCTTTAAGACATCCTCCCACCAAGGCTGTGTCATCCCTGTAAGCGTGGGCGTCGGCTGTCCACACATGAAGACGCTTTCTTCGTAGTCGGCGCTGTTGCGATAGTGAGCAATGTTCATTGTAGCAATATCGAGCATAGGCGGATCGTCGATGCACAGATCATTATTCTCGCTTCCGCAAGCAAGGAACGGAATTTCCATAAGGCGGTTTCCGTTCTTGTCTCTAGGCTCAAACTTCTGCGCGCTGTCTTCGCCTTTGCCAATTGCCTCGCGGTACACAGATACCGTGTAGCCGTCAGGCTCAAGCCGCAACACGCGCCACTGCTTACCTACTTCGAGCGTGAAGCCGTCAGACGCACGTTGCTTGTACTCTTCAGCAAGCACAACAAGTGAAGGCACCTTGCGTGCGCCGATCACAACTTCATCCCAGTTGATGATCTCCCACGGCTTGTACGTTCGCACGATTGGCCGCAAAGTAGTTGAGCCTGCAATTTCGCTTTGACTAACTGGCTTCTCGACTGGCGGATAGTCAACTAGCAATCCATAGCGCCCATGCGCCGCAACGCCGCCTAGTGTTTCGTGCAACTGTTGCTCTAACGACAATCCTGCGCCGTTAATGTCCGTCAGCAACACAGACAGCCCGGAAGGAACCTTGATCACAGGCTTGTCCACAAATGCTAGTGCCGTTAGCCCGGCGTGCGTGCGCTTGGTTACGTTGTAGAACACTGCCCGCATGATGTACTGCAAATATCGCTTTAGATTCTCTGTGCCCATGTCGTCAGCATTCGGCATAGGCAGATAGGCCGTATTGCGCATCTGTGCGACGTTGCTGTCAATGACATTGCTGCTTGACCCGCGCGTGCCGCTAAATAGCGTTAGGTCACGTCGCTTTACCGCGCGTTCACCTGCTAGGCAGTCTTCAATCAAGCGCCAGTCGCGCAGGCGATCTTCTACTTCAGGCAGTACGTAACTAGCAGCCACTGTTTCATTTCCCATTGTTGTCACCTCGCAAATTGAATTTCGATATCTGTTGAAAGTAAAGCGCCGCTGTCAAGCACCATGTAGCGTTCTTCATCGTGCAAGTGATCTTCGCATTCCGTGTCTACTTCGTCGGGCTTTTCATCGTCACGCGGAAGTGTTGGGTTTAGCGCAATAGCAGCACGGCAGTTGTCTGTGTAGTAAAGGCCAGGCCCTTCGCCGCGCAGCGAGTTTTCAAGGCGCGTGCGAATCAAGTCAAGGCCGAGCTTACGCGAGCCTGGCGACTTGTTGGCACGCGTGAATGTAACACACTCAGCCTCCATCTGCTTGGCGATGGAGTCCGCCGCTAGATTGTCGCCAGTGCTAAAGATATTGTTATCAGCAGGACCGGCCCACACAGGCGAAGCGATCCAACCGTTCGCTAGTAGCGCCTGCTCGCGTTCTTTGATGCCCCGGCCAGCGGCACCGCCTGTCATGCGCAAACCGATGTTGCCGCCTATGTCTTCGCTGCCGTACCACTCAGCAATGCGCACAAGTGAGCCAGGCTGCGGGCACCATACAGTGCCGTCTAGCAGCTTGATTTCTTCGCCGTTTGCTTTCATCCACCAACCAACCGAGAACGGCTTAGTAGTGCCCCAGTCAAGCGCGCGGTACACACGACAGCCAACAGGCACACGAAAGCGCGGGCGTACGTGAACAGACTTTTTCCACAAGTCGCCTACCGCGTAGCTGCCACCTCCGAGGATATCCCAGTTGCCGTCGCGCCAAGCCTTCTGCTTATCCTTGTCGGTCATACGTTCCAAGCCTGCAACGTACATCGGATCAAGATGCTCATTCTCGCGCCAGCTACCAAAGATCGCAACCTGCGACGTTGTGACAGGCTCACGCTGTTGCGTCTGCGGATTAAAGACTAGCGTAGTCGTCTTTACTATTTGGCCCGCTTCTGCAACGTCGATAAAGCGCTTCTTGACCCACGTGTGGCCGGGCCCAAAGGGATTGCCCGTCGAAAATGTAGCCAGCGGAATCGAAGGCAACAAGACGCCCGTGCGCGCGTAGTGCTCTGTGGATGTGAAGCCGCTGCGGTTGCAGCTTCCCATGGCATCGTAAAGCGTAGGCGTCGGGTACTTTGGTAATTCATTCCAGCCGATGAAGGGAAACTCTTGCCCGTGATAGAGCCAGTAGTCAGACTCTTTCTTGATCTGCCTGATTAGTAGTTCTTCGCCTGTAGGCCAGCGCCACTTGTAGTCACTGCGGCTTGCAAGGAAGGTTGCGCCATCGTTGCGCCCGTTGAACAAGCGGTGCGACTTTGCAACCAAGTCGTCAAGGTTCTTGTACTCGCGGTCAAACACAACGCCGCGCCAGTGCGAGCCGTAGCCCGCGCCGACGTAGCGACGATACGCCATCAACTGCGCTTCGGTGCTACCGCGCCCTCGCGCACCGTGGAAGAAGACGTGATTGCAACGGCACTGAATAGCTAATAGCTGGCCTGTCACGCGGCTAATACGCAACTGCCACTTACCGTCGCTGTCGCGTTCAGCGACAGTGCCAAGCGGTGTCCAGGCTGCTACCTGCTGCTGCATCGCCGCCCAAGTAGCAAGCGTGCCACGAACGCGCCAACAGGTAGCGGCAGCATGCGCGCCGCAATGTCAAACGCCATCTTCACGTCACCACCACAGCCGCAAGCATAGTGTTGCGCCGCCAGGTGTTGCGCTTGCCCCACGTCGCGGGATTCTTCGGATCTTCGCCGTCTTTCTTAGTGTGGACGTGCTCCGCTGCTGCACCAAATTGCCCGCTGTTACACAAGGCGATCAAATAGTCAAAAGCAGCGAAGCCGGTTCCGCCGCCGACGTTGTAGCAAATGTCAATTAACACTAGCTTTACCTGTAGCGGAAAGTACGTGAACTGCGGGCACTGCTTTTCGACTGCGGGGATAAACTCGCTATTTAGCCTGTATTGCAATCGACGCCGGCAGAAAGCAGCATCCAGCCGCAAGTCACTGCAAGCACGATATGCGCCCGCTGTCAAGCCTTTCTTAAAGAAATCTTGCACACGTACGAATGCTGTTGACTTTTCCTCAGACGTAGCGCCGACGCCTGTTGCCATGTGGACGAAAGGCATCGTCAGCACAGACGACGGCGAAACCTTGTCGCCTACTCCGACGGTTACAAAGCCACGGTAATCGCAGTACAGCCAAGGGATCAAGCCTTCATGTTCGATCAGCGTGTCGCAAACTTGATCTAGCTCATCAGCCGTTAGCATCGGCGTCCACCTCACGCTTTAGCGCTGCTTGCGCAGCAATTGCTTGCTTTTCCCAGACTTCCATGCTTTCGGCTACAGGCAACAGCAGGACGCCGCCGTTGATAGTGCTCTCCGACTTCGTAGCCGCTTCGTGCCCCATGAGCCGCGCAAGCAGCGCGTGCGCAGAGATCCGCGTTTGCTTCGGAGTGAACTGTTCGTCAAAGGCGATTGACTTCACGTTCAACGCCTGTTCGGCGAAGCTGCAAATTTCGTCCTTCGTCAGCTTCTCACGCAGCAGCTTGAAGCGTTCGCGCACGTACGGATCGTGCGCGTACTTGTATCCCGTGCGCGCGGCTGACTTGCTCGCGACGCCTGCAAACACAGCGGCGGACGTGCTGCCAAGCCCCATACACAGCCCCTCGACAAAACGGTCAAGCTGCGCACACACGCGCGGATCTACCCCGCCTTGCGAGCGGGGCAGCTTCACGCGCTGATTGACGGTGCGACGGGGCATTCAACCTGCAAGGCTACGCCGCGCAGAGTGCCGATGTCAAATCTAGCTAGAGCGCGGCAACACAACGCGAGCACGCTTTCGGCCTTCAAGATCGGCATGAAAGCGCTTGGCGTTGTCATAGTGCTTGCGCCCGTACTTCAGCGGCACGGGCTCTGCACCGGTGCGCAGGCCCGCCGCCTTCTTGTCCTGGCAGCCCCGGCACCACGGCGCGAACGTCTTAGGCGTGCCAGGCACCCAACCAGACGTACATTGCCAGCAATTGTGCGCTCTCATAGCTGCCTTGCGCGCATGAAGAAAAGCATGTCCTGCTGCCACTCCACGGTGCGCGTGCATTCGTGCGGACCACGACAGCCGCACACACAAGGCGGTTGATCCATGCCCCAGAGCAAGCGCGTGTGTGCTGCGTGCCGCTTCTGCGTAGCCTTGCTCGGTGCCTGGCGTCTGATCGAAATGCTGCCGCACGCAGGGCAAGAGCGTTGATAGGGCTTAACAGCTAGGCCGCATGTCTTACAAGTCTTCACGATTTCTCCTTAGCCACAAGCGAAGCGCTTGCTCAAAGTAGTACAAAAAGTCAATCATGGAGATGTCTGCAACAACGTATGTATTCACGACAGCTATTTGCACAAGTAGCCGCGCCATCCATTTACGTTTGTTTTGCCGATACACAAGCAAAGCAAGTTGTCCAGGCTGCGCTTGCTCGTAACACTGTCGCCACCAGCTTTCGATTTGCAGCGTTTCACAGCGCTTGACTTCCAACGCCAGCCAAGGCAGCCCGTGAACGTCGCAGCCGCCGCCGTCGGCCTGCATACTGCTCGTGCGTTTGAGTTGCGGCGGCTCCTGGCCTGCCTCGCGATAGGCAGTGTCCACAATAGGTTGCAACATGTCGATTACTTCACGCTCGCCACGTGCGCCTTTACTTCTTGCCATTTTTCCCATTGAGCAAATCCTCTTTTACGTCCCAAGATCCTTCGAGCCATTGTTTTCGCAGAGCTTCGCTCTGCTTGCGCATCTTGTGTACGTATTGCTTGGTGTAAGCGGAAGGCGGTTGTGTTTTCTTAGTTCCTTTGTCTCTACTTGCTTTTGCCATTGTCGTCTGCCTCCTTTGCTGCTGCATCTTCTTGCACGCTAACCAGCCGCACAAGTTCCCGCACAGTTTCATCAGGCAAGAAGCTGCAAGCGTACTGGTAGCCTTGCAAGTGCTCCATGCACAGAGTTGACCGCACAGACGTGCCGTTGCTGAAGCGCACGTCAACGCCTTCGCAGTTGCATAGCTTACAGTTTACTTTCGACATTTGCTTTCTCCTTTGTTGCTTTCAGTGTCCACAATTAGCAGCGCTTGAGTGATAGCGCCATGTCAGCAGAAGTCAGCACGAATTGCAAGCGTTGCCCGCTGTAGCCAAGCAGGTCGAATAGCTCAAGCATCCGGTCGATGTCCGCTGGCGTTAGCGGCGTCTCTTGCAGCCACGCTAAAGCATCGGGCTCACGCCACACTTCAGGCAACTCCTCGAATGCTTCGTTCATAGCAACAGCATCCTGTTTGCTGGCTTCCTTCACTGCTTGCTTTTGCACGGCATCCTTGAACGCTTTAGCTACTTCCCTGACAATAGCAATCGGGTCCATTTTTGCAACGGACTTCTTGCTAAGTCCTGCTTCATGTACTATCTCGCCTAGCTTTTCCACGAGGTAGCAATAGTAACTGTTTGCTGTATCCAATTGCTTTTGCAGCTTCACGCATTCATCGCACATGTTGTAACTCCTTTGTTATTTGCTCCGCTATTCCCCTACAAATAGGGGGATTGCTACTATTTACTCTATCCCCTATATAGTCCCCTATATAGTCCCCTACTATAAGTATATATATATATATTTATGTATGTATTGTATTGCATTGCTTGCTTTTACGCTACTATACAAATAGGGGGAGAAGGGGAGAGGCTTTTTCACTTTTCGTTCTCCGTTGGGACGTCGCGTTTTTCTATCCCCTACTATTGACGCAGATATTTGCGTAAAAGCACCGCATTTGTGTAAATGCTTTACAGATAGGGGGACAGGTTCAAAAGTAGGGGATAGACCGAATCCCTTGTTTCCGTGACAGGCCACCCTAGCGCCGCCGCTATCTTTTCTTCCAGTGTGCGCGGCTTCGTGCGCGCCTTTTGTGGTGTTACGAGGTCAAGTAGCAAGCTAGCCGCAAGCATGGTCTACCATCCTTCCCCGGCGCAATAGAGCGCCACTGTTGAGCTAAACTGCTGCGCCGCTTGCTGTGGCGGAACACGTGTTAGCATACCCGTTGCTACGCAGTTGTTGAGTGTCTCGACTAGAGCCTTGTTTGCACCTCTGTGATCTTGCTGAAACGGCGCACGCTTTTGCAGCCTGCGCACGAAGTAGCCGTAGGGCGCGATAGGGTGTGCAAGCAAACCCTTTGGCACTTTGTAGTCGATGCGTTGTTGTGGACTCAGCGTCAAGTAGGCGGCGAAGGCTTCCTTTACCTCGTGGGTGAGCCTGTGGTCGCCTGCGCCTACTGAGCCGCTTGCGTAGTGCTCTGTCGTGTTCTCTACTTCGCGCGTGACAAATTCGATAGCCCATTCCGCGTGCAAGGAAGACACTTGGGGATAGTGCAGGTTCTCGCCGACTGCCAGCAAGGCACCCAGTTTGAGTGCTTTTAGATGCGCGCGGTTCCATAGCTGGCGCTCTGTCTCGCCGCCTGCCTCGTTGATCTTGCCGTCCACTTTCACGTCGAACGCGGCGAGCAGGTCTGCGGCTTCGTCTGACAGGCCAACGGGAAGGCAGGTGCGATTCTGGTTAGCCGCGAGCGCTACCGCGCACATCTGCGCCATGCTGTTAATCAGGGCGGTAGGTGGCGGCACGTTGCTCGCTAGGTTGCTCGGCACGCGCGGGCCGGTGTATTCCACAATAGAGAATCGCGGGATCAAGCCGCTTGCTATGTGTGTAGCCGACAAGCTATCGAAGAAGGTTTCGGGAGTCGATTCACCGAATATAGTGACAGCCGGTGCGCGTACCTCTTTTGTGTTCTTGTCTTTGTCGCTGTAGGCAGTCGTACGGAAGCTCTGCGCCCATCCTGATTTAGAGTAGAGATCTAAAAGCATCTGCCGTAGAGCAAGCTGCGAGCTATTAGGATTAGGATCGCATATCTGTTGCAGCGTTAGTCCAAACTCGCCAAGGATGCTCACAAAGCAAGGATGTTGGTCAAGTGTGCGCAGCAAGCCCTGTCCGCTAGCGAACGCGCGGGGGCCAAGGAACGTGTCTGCGCTTGGAACAATCTGGCGGACAGCCGTCATCAACAAATCAATACCTGCCGCTGCGCCTTCTTTGCCTGTGCCTGTTGGCGCGAGGACGATCACGTACTGATTTAGCCCTGTGCTGCTGATATTGTAGGAGCGCCCGACTACGCCAGCAACAAGCGCGATTGCGCCAGCCAAGGCTATCTCGGGAACAGGGCGCACTGCCGCCGCATAGATGTAATCTGCCACGTCGCCAACGATGCCAGGCGGGCGGCTGAACGCTTTTGCTTTGTTGATAGGCAGTGCCGCGTTGATAGGGCTGGCGAGCATCGACAGATCAACAGGCGCGATCTCTGTCGAGCGCACACGTTCTAGCGAGCGGCGCAGGTAATCGTCACGTTGCGCTTTCTTGCGTGCGCCTAGCATAGTCTGCCGAAACATGCGCGTGCATTGCTCGTTACTCTTACTGTAGAAAGCCAGAATGCTTAACAGCGCTTCGTCTGCTTCCGACTGGCTTGGGTATCCCATCGCATGCCAGTCACCATCACACAAGCCGATAAACTTGGCCGCGTTTGCCGCTGTACTGGCCTTGCGCCAGATCTCGGCGTCGTCACGGCTTGCCGCTTGGTCTGCAAAGCTGCTTGTCGGGCGCGGCTTCATCTCGCCGGCTAGCTGTAACAGAAGGCTTTGCTTATCCACAATGGGAGCATTGTTGACGGCATCGCCCGTGCAAATCATGTAGCGATCTTGCGTGTAGATCTCAACGGTGCCGCGCTTGATAGCTGCCGGAAGGGCACCACGGCACCAGATGTGCCAGCCCTTGCCGCTCACGCTGCGTTCGATATACGTATCCGAGAACGCCGACAAGATGCGCGCGTGTACGTCTTGCTCCTCGCGTGTGATCTCGCCTTTGGCGTCTAGGTCGATCACAGTGTAGGGATCTGAATTCAGGACGAAGCCTGTCCACAATTGAGTTGCTTTTGCCTCTTCAAATGTCGCCCACGTTCCGTGATCTGTGACGCTCGCACGCTGCCCCGTGCGCGGATTCAACGGAATTTTGTCAGGGCCTGGCCTGGTAACAACCCACTGCGCACGTTCGCGCAGTTCTGCGGGGATACGTCCACGCATGGGGCTACCTGCGCAGCGCGAGCGGTTTGCCTGTTAGGTATTCGTAGAGGCGCTGGACTTTTGAGACGCTGGGGTTTTTCATGCGACCGCAAGCGAAGGCCACGATCCACGAGTAGGAAAGCTCCGTTCCGACGGCAACGTCAAACGTCGTTTGTGCGTCGGCTTTCAGCAATTCCCGCGTGATTTCGTGCAAAGTGCCTGGCGGCGTTTGGTCTTTACGTTTAGGCATGGTGGCGAGTATCGTCTGCGACGGCCAGCGAGGCAAGAATATATTGTTTGTAAAATATTCTTGACAATATATTCGCAGGCCCTAGAGTCAGCGGAAAGGAGACGCCGATGCTTACCCCAACGCAACACGCTGCACTTTCCACCTGGTATGTTGCCAGCGCAGAAGCCGAAGCCGCAAAGCTGGTAATCGCTCGCGAGCAAGCCGCACGCAAGTTGGCCTGCGAAGCGCTTGCGCCGCTGCTGCCGGACGCTGACGGCGAAGGCACGATGTACGCTGACTTGCCGGATGGCTGGCGGCTGAAGCGCACCATTGGATACACACGCAAGGTGGACGCGCGAACAGTAGAGGCGCTGCGCGCACCGCTCAAAGCGTTGCACGTTTCTCTGGATCGGCTCGTCGATTGGAAACCGGCGCTCGTGACGAAAGAGTACCGCGAGCTAACAGCAGAAGCGCGTGCCGTCTTTGATCAGTGCTTGACCACAACGCCGGGCCTGCCTGCACTTGAACTTGTGCCGCCGAAGGATGCAAAGTGATCGCCGCTCTGCTGTCAAAGGCAAAGGCTTTCTTTGTGCAAGACGTGCCTGCCGAGATCGACGCCTGCGAGGCTTGCGGCATGCTGGCTCTACACTGCACAGAAGAACAAGCAGCGACATGCAAACTTAGGTTGTGCGTAGAAGCGGAACGCAAAGCGGAGGCGCAGCCGTGAGCGATACAATCGGCGAAGCGCTGCTAACTGCTGTCCGCCGCCGCTCCATTGCACGCCAGCGCGTGAAAGACGCCAGGCAAGCGCTGCATACTGCCGAGCTAGAGCAAGCCGACGCCGACGCAAACGTGCGCGAAGCTGAAGCAGCAGAACGCAAGGAAACACTATGACGATTAAGTGGCTCACGACAGATCAGGTTGCCCGCAACGGCGTAAAGATACTAGGCTACGGCGTCGGCGGCGTGGGCAAGACGACGCTGATTGCAACCGCGCCCGCGCCGTTCGTAATCAGTGCAGAAGCTGGCCTGTTGTCACTGGCTCGCCACAAGATACCAGGCGCTGCCGTTTCATCGCTCGCTGAATTAGGCGAAGTGTGGCGTTGGGTAACTGAAGCAAACGAGGCGAAGCAATTTGCAACCATCTGCGTTGACTCCTCGACAGAGATTGCTGAGGTACTGTTGCAAACACTCAAGGCGAGCAACAAAGATCCGCGCAAAGCCTACGGCGAATTATTGGATCAACTAATGGCAATCCTGCGCGGCTTCCGTGATATTGTGGGCAAGCACGTCTACATCACAGCAAAGGAAGAATGGGCGAAGGATGAAGCATCGGGCGCTATGCGGTTTCAACCCATGATGCCAGGACAGAAACTGGGTCAACAACTGCCTTACCTTTTCGACGAAGTTTTCCGGCTAATTGTGGCGCGAGATCAACAAGGCAAAAAGCAGCACGTGATCTGCACACAAGCAGACTATCAATACGAAGGTAAAGACAGGTCAGGCTGTCTTGCGCCTTTTGAGAAACCAGACCTGACGGCAATTATCAACAAGATCACAGGAGGCACGAAGTAACCATGGCACAACTATTCCAAACCCCATTCGACGCCAACACAGTCAAACCAAATGAGGCTTTCGAGCCCTTGCCCGCTGGCTGGTACAATGCGCGGATCATCGCCAGCGAGGCGAAGCCGACGAAAGACAACAGTGGCGGATACCTTGAATTGCAGCTTGAGATCATCGACGGTGAGCACGCAAACCGCAAGGTGTTTGACCGCCTGAACCTGTGGAACGGCGGCGCGAATGCCGTCAAGGTGTGCGAGATTGCACAGCGCCAGCTTTCGGCGTACTGCCATGCAACGGGCGTGCTGATCTTGCAGGACTCCAACCAGCTTCACGGAATTCCGCTGAAGATCAAGCTGGCCGTGCGCACGCAAGAAGGTTTCGAGCCTTCCAACGATGTCAAGGCTGTGAAGCACATCCAAGACGGTGGTGCAGCCGTTGCGCCTGCCTCGCCGTTTGCAGCGCCCGCACCTGCTGCTTCACCCTTCGCGCCGCCTGCCGCTGCGCCAGCCGTTGCGCCCTTCGGCCAGAATCCCGCGTTGCCACCGCAGCCTGCGCAGCCTTCTTTCATGCAGGGGCCTCCTGTAACGGCAGCGCCAGCCGCGGCACCGTGGTCGCCTCCCGCTGTGCCTGCCGACGCCCCGTCTGCCGGTCCTGTTCCGCCCTGGCGAAAGTAGCCCCGTGATCGAGGTACGGCACCCACTGTAAACGGTGCCAAGGAAGCGTGTTCTAATGGTCTGTTGCGCACGCCCGCGAGGTGGAAGGCGGACAGTCTCGGTAAGATACCATTGATCAGGTAATGCAGGTTCGATTCCTGCCGCTTCCCCGAAAGGACCGACATGGTTACAATAGCGCACAAGACCCTAGCAGCTATCCGCACCGCAATTGAAGCCGATCAAGGCGCGAAGTTCCGCACGTTGCTGCGCGAGTTGCTGCCGCTTGCCGAGGATGCTTACCGAGGTGAGGATGATCCTTTTCGCTCGCACCTTGGCGCAAGCGTGATCGGTGACGACTGTGCCCGTAAACTCTGGTACGGCTTCCACTGGACAACAGCAGCGGCACACACTGATCGCATTCTGCGCCTGTTCAATCGCGGACATTTGGAAGAGCCGCGTTTTGTGGCCATGCTCGCGGCTGCCGGGATCAAGGTGTATCAGTACAAAGCGCCAAGCGAGCAATTCAAGATCGCTCTGCACGGCGGGCACTTCGGTGGCAGCCTTGACGGCGTAGCCGAAAGCATCGCCGAGGTAGAAGGTCCTGTGTTGCTCGAATTCAAGACCCACAGCGCGAAGTCTTTCAACAAGCTAGCGGGAAACAATTGGGCGGCGCACAGCTTCGCACCTGAACAGTCAGGCAACGGCTTTGCAGGTGAAGGCGTCAGGCATTCCAAATTCACGCATTACGTGCAAATGCAGATGTATATGGCCGCGTATCAATTGCAGCACGCGCTTTACCTCGCTGTGTGCAAAGACGATGATTCACTGTATGCCGAGATCGTGCCGACTGACGCTGCAATCAGCGACGCGTTTGCCAACCGAGCGCGCGAGATCATCTTTGCGCAGGAGCCGCCCGCGCGAATCAAAAACGATCCCTCATGGTGGCAGTGCAAGTTCTGTGACAAAGCGCCAGTATGCTACGGCAAGGTAGCGCCTGCGCGCAACTGCCGGACGTGTGTGCAAAGTGAAGCACTTCACGCAGGAACGTGGTTCTGCCATCTGCACCAAATCACGCTTGACAAGACCGCGCAGTTAGCCGGATGCCCAGAATACGGAGCGCGCAAGCTATGAGCCCTGGGCATCTTGCTTGGCTGCTGACCAAAGGCAAAGCCGAGATCATCGATCGGCAGACGTACACGCTGCTACTGACTTGGATGTCACCAAAGGCGATCAAGCGTGATAACTGATTTTGAAGTCAGCAAGGCAGCGCCGTCTGCAAAGCCCAAACGGCTCTACGATACGGAAGGTATGTATCTAGAGATCGCGCCGTCGGGCGGCAAGTGGTGGCGGCTGAAGTATCGCTTTGCGGGCAAAGAAAAGCTGATTTCATTAGGCACCTATCCCGATGTGAGCTTAGCGGACGCCAGAGACAAGCGAGATGCAGCGCGTAAGCTGCTCCACGAGGGCACGGACCCGAGCGCCAAGCGCCACGCGGAGAAAGCGCAATTCATCGCCGCAAACACCGAAGCGACGGAGGGCGACCTTGCGTATATAGCGCGCGCACAACTCCACGACGTGATTGAGACTACAGCACTATTCCTTGGTTTACCTCCCACAGCTACGTGGGCGCAGTGTAAGGCCAGCATGTTGAAGCGAAGCAGACCGCTAGCGCCGTGGGCACGCAAAATCCTGAAGGACGACAATGAAACCACGTGATTACCAGCAATATGGCGTCGATTGCCTCTGGCAATACTTCACCGAAGGCAACACGGGAAACCCTATTGTGGCGATGCCAACTGGCACAGGCAAATCGGTTGTCATTGCGCAGTTTCTTGTCGAGGCTTTCCGCCAGTACAGCAGCACGCGCGCAATGCTGCTTTCGCACGTCAAGGAGATACTACAACAAGATCTAAACTGGCTGCTAAAGCTGTGGCCGACTGCGCCCGTTGGTGTCTACTCTGCCGGACTTGGGCGCAAGGAAGCCTACGCGCCGATCACTGTTGCCGGTATTGGATCTGTCGCAGGCTGCGCCGCTGCCTTCGGCTTTATTGACTTTGTGATCGTGGATGAATGCCACCTTGTTTCGCCAAAGGAAGACACGCTTTATCAGACGTTCATTCGCGACTTGAAACAAGCCAACCCACAACTAAAAGTGATCGGCCTGACGGCTACGCACTACAGGCTAGGACAAGGCGATCTAGTTAACGGCGGCTTGTTCACCGACGTGGCCGTGGACATGACGGAAATGGCTGCTTTTAATTGGTTCGTCGATGAAGGTTATCTAGCACCGTTGATTGCACGGCCTACACAAACAGAGCTTGACGTAGGCGGCGTACAAATACGCCAGGGCGAATACAATCAGAAGCAATTGCAGGGCGCAGTTGACAAAGCGGAAGTAACCCGCGCCGCACTGGCCGAAGCGCTGCGCTTAGGAGCCAACCGCGCACACTGGCTAGGCTTCGCTAGCGGTGTCGAGCACGCAGAGCACTGCGCGGAATACTGCAACGAGCTTGGCGTGTCTGCGACTGTTGTCCACAGCAAGATGCCTGACGGCGAGCGGGATAAGCGGCTCGCTGCCTACCGCGCCGGGGAGTATCGCGCCTGTTTCAATAACGGCGTACTGACGACCGGCTATGACTTCCCACTAATTGATCTGATCATCGGGCTACGTCCAACGCAGTCGCCAGGCTTGCACGTGCAAATACTAGGACGCGGCGGACGCCCTGTGTACGCGCCAGGCTTTGACTTGTCCACAGCACAGGGTAGGCTCGCAGCCATTGCGGCGTCGCAGAAGCCAAACTGCTTGGTGCTGGACTTTGCAGGCAACGTGCGGCGCTTGGGTCCGGTCAACGATCCTGTCACGCCGAAAAAGAAAGGCAAAGGCCAGGGCGAAGCGCCTGTGAGGGTATGCGAGGGCTGCGCGTGCTACGTGCATGCGTCGGCGCGCGTGTGCCCCTATTGTGCGACGGCATTCCAAATCAAGGTGAAGTTCAAGGCGCACGCGACAGAAGACGAAATCATCAAGCGCAACGATGCGCCGGAAATAGTCGACGTGCCTGTTGACCGCGTGGTGTACGCAGTCCACGCCAAGCCTGGAAGCCACGAAAGCCTGAAGGCTAGTTATCACTGCGGCCTGCGCATCTTTTCCGACTGGCTCTGCTTTGAACACGACGGTTACCCGAAACACAAAGCGCATGTGTGGTGGCGCGAGCATGCAGGAACAGTTCCGCCGCGCACAGTTGTTGAAGCTACAAAGCGCCTTCCTGAGTTACGAACGCCAAAGACAATCAAAGTGTGGATTAACAAGAAATACCCGGAAGTGAGGGGCTATGGCTTCTGAAGAACAAAAGCAATTCAATCGCGAAGTAATTGCCAAACAAGTTGAGTTGATAACACGCGGTGAATTCCAGTGCTGTGGTAATTGCTTGCACATACAATTGAGCACAGGCGGTGCCGAGCATTGCACGCTATACAGCACATTGCCTCCGCTTGCTGTGTTGCTTGTCGGCTGTGAAAGCTGGGAGCCAGGAGCACCGTTTTGATCGCCGCTGCGCTACTGCTGACACACGGATCGCGGCGCATCTGGCCGCACGTTTGTCGCTGGCCAGGACTAGGCGTAGCCGACGGAAGGCAAAGTGAGGTAGACGAGGATGGCGAAGTCTGGACATACTATCCGCTGTGCGTCAAATGCGGCCACAAATTCGCTGTGCCAGATAGCGGGCTAGTTTGCTGCGTCTGTTTAGCAGTCAAATAGCCGAGCAAAATCAAGGCTTTGTAAAATAGTTACTATCAGCTATTGACTCAAAAGCAGCCGTAAAGTAGTGTCTAGGAATGGAAACGATGCTCACTTTGATTCTAGCCGCCACACTGAATTCGCAGCCTGTAGCGTCTGCCACGTGGACCTTGACTGTTGCGCTCGAAACCCAACACGCCTCCCAAGTCGAGCGCCACGCGAAAGCCGAGCGCCTTGGCTCATGGCTTGACGGCTTGGACGGCGAGCGTATCCGCGCCGCTGCCGCCTACAGCCCCTTCGCAGACGATGCAGCCGACGCCAGCCCCTTCGCAGAGTAACGACACAACACAGGAGCACTGCCATGCAAACAAGACCAAACGGACCGGGCATCTACGGCGAAATCTTTTTGCCAGCTAGCACGCGCCGAACAGTGCTGCAAGAGATGCACCGTGATCGCGACTACCTGCGCGCAATGCCTGACCCGCAGCAGGTAGCCCGCGAGCTAGATCGCCGCCTGGCCGCGAAGCCGCGCACGCTGCGCGACGTGGCTGTTGACTACCTCGCACTAGCAGCAACAGCGCCGAAGGTGAAGCCGTGAACGCGCTTGACGACTATCTTCAAGAAGCCGACGAAGACGAACGCCGCTACAGCGAAGACGAAGACAGCGGCGATCCTGAAGATGCAAGCTATGAGGATGAAGCGTGAAAGTGCTCATTGACACCGCTTCCTGCGTCTTTTCTTTTCAGCTATCGCCAGGCGCAAAAGTAGTAGAAGGCGACGCGACGTTGAACCGCACATACAGCGCCCTCACGCTAGAGCAACTGCGCCGCCTGTATCGCAACCACACGGGCTACACGCTTGAGACGACCGACTACAACGCCGCAGTTCAAACTTGCAAGACGCTTGCAGTTAGGCTAATAACGTCAGAACAAAGGAGAGGCTACCATGTCCACAAAGACGAAGAAGGCGACGCCGGTTAAGCAGACCGCGAAGCCTGCGGCTAAAAAGCAAGCCGCGAAGAAACCAGCACCAAAGAAGTCTGTCAAGAAGTCCAACAACAAGAAAGGTATGCAGCCCATGCAAGATGCTCCTGTGAAGTCCCAGATCGAAGTGTTGCTAGAAACCATGATCGCCAAGCTGTCAGAGCTTGTGCAGATCGAAACCTACTGCGCGGAAAAGATCGCGGCAAAGTACGAAGCGCCCGTAGCGCCAGCCGTCGCAGCGCCTGCCGCTGTGGCACCTGCCGCCGCGCCCGCCAGCATTCCTGCCGCGCCCGCGCCTGGCGTTGCTGCCGCGCCTGCTGCACCGGCTACACGGCCAGGACAGGGCACAATCGGCGGTCTTGTGTGGGAGTATTGCGACGGGCTGAATAGTCAGCTAGGCAAGGCTCCAACAAAAGACGAAGTGATCGCCGCGGTCAAGCAGTACAGTCCCGTGTTCAACGGCCAGCCGATCAACGAATTGACCGTTTCCACTCAATACAGTAAGTGGCGCTCGGCACAGGGCTTGCCCCGCCTGCCACGCGGCTTCGGCGCTAACAAGCCTGCCGCCGCGCCTGCGCCTGTTGCAACGCCAGCCCCTGCACCGTCGGCAATGGCGCTGCCGCTGCCTGCTCCTGCGGCAGCCCCTGCGTTCGTGCCGCCTGTTGCGGCTCCTGTTGCGCCGCCAGTAGCGCCGCAGCCTGCGCCCGTAGCAACGTCGCTGCCGCCGTGGCTGCGTAGCGTCTAGCAATAGCGCCCGCTTGTGGGCATAAACGCAAGCTGGCAGATAGCAGGGCGCATGTGGAATGTGCGCGGCTGCGCAGTCGGTTCAAGTCCGATAATCTGCACGATGGAACTTCTACAAGCCTTGAAGTTTGTAGCCGGTGCAGTCGCTAAAAGTGACTATCTGCCGTCACTGCAACACGTAGCAATCGGCGGCGGATACGTCGTCAGTTTCAACGGCACCGTCGCACTGTGCGCGCCTGTGGTGCTTGACCTTGCCGCCTGCCCGCGTGCTGACATCTTTGCAAAAGCTATCGCCGCCTGCACAGAGCCTGCGCAGCTTCACTTGACCGAGCAGGGCTTGCAGGTTCAATCGGGCGCGCTTCGTGTGACGGTGCCTTGCTCACAAGACACATTTCCGCGCGTGTTCCCGGAAGGCTTTGACTGCCTAATCGGCGGGCGCTTCCTGCCTGCGCTCAAAGCCCTGTTGCCTGTAGTGTCCACAGATGCGACCAAGCAATGGAGCAACGGAATACTTCTGCGTGGCTCGGCGGCCTACGCTACCAACAACACGATCCTAGCTGAATACCGGCTCGGCCACGTGCTGCCTATTGACGTGAATCTGCCGCTGGCTGCTGTCCGCGCCCTTGTCCACGAAGACGAAGAACCGACGCGACTACAGGTTAGCGAGCGCTCGGCAACATTCCATTTCAGTGATGGGCGTTGGCTTCGCACTTCGCTTTACCCTACAGTCTGGCCGCAGTCGCTCACGTCACTGTTGAGCCACACGGAAGCAACGCCGCTGCCTGACGGCTTCTTCGCGGCGCTGGCGCAGCTCGAAGGCTTTGTGGATGAAGACGTAGCTTTGTCTGCTGAAGGCTTGGCGACGTATCCTGATAACCGCGCCGCTGTTGCGCTCGCGGGGCTGCCTATTGGTTCGCGCTTCAGTCACGCGCAACTAGCCAAGCTAGCAGAGCTTGCAACGGCGATCAGCTTCGCAGACTACCCGCAGCCCTGCCGCTTCACCGGCGGTGACGCTCGCGGCGTGATAATAGGGAAGGTGTGATGGCTGGTCTATTCTGGACAAACAGCGCCGCGCCTGTCACGCGCTTGATGCCGCCGATCCCTGAAACAGGCTGGAAGCCTCCGCGCGACTTCCCCAACCTTGCAGCGGCGCACGCGCTATGCATTGACGTTGAAACCTATGATCCTGACCTATTAGAGCACGGGCCAGGATGGGCGCGTGGCAAGGGGCACATTGTCGGCGTTGTTGTCGGAACTGACGACGGACACCGCTGGTACTTTCCGATCCGGCACACGGTTGAGCCGCAGGACAATCTAGATCCTGCGCGCGTGCTGGCGTGGGCTGCTGTTGAACTGACCAGGCCGACGCAGCCGAAGGTGGGCGCAAACCTGATCTATGATGTCGGCTGGCTTAGACACGAAGGCGTGCGCGTTGCTGGCGATCTGTTCGATGTCGAATTTGCCGAAGCGCTGCTAGACGAAGCTGCGCCGGTGAATCTAGACGATCTCGGGCAACGCTACCTCGGCACGGGCAAAACATCGTCGGCGCTTTATGACTGGTGTCGCGCCTGGTACGGCGGTGGGGTCGACCAACGCGCGAACATCTACCGAGCGCCGCCGCGCCTTGTGGGGCCTTACGCTGAAGGCGACGTAACGTTGCCTTTTCAAGTGCTGGACACGCAGTGGCCGCGACTGCAAGCCGAAGGCTTGACCGATCTCTTTCGCATGGAATGCGACTTGATACCATTGCTTGTCGAAATGCGCTTCGCTGGCGTCAGCGTGGACCTTGCAGCCGCTGAACACGTGCGTGCCGATTTGCTGAAGGCTTCGCTGGAAGAACAAGCGAAGCTGCGTGCGCTTGTTGGTTTTGAAATCAACGTCAACGCAGCCGCGAGCATTGCAAAGGCTTTCGACAAGTTTGGGTACGCTTACGGGCGCACGGCCAAGGGCGCACCGAGCTTTGACAAAGACTTCCTAGCAGGCTGCAAGCATCCCGTTGCAGACGCAATCAATGAAATCCGCAAGCTAGACAAGCTGCGCGGCACATTTGTGGAAAACTACATACTAGGCGCACATGTAAACGGGAAAGTCTATTGCAGCTTCAACCCGCTGCGAGCCGACGAAACTGGCGCGCGGTCAGGACGTTTCAGCAGCAACGATCCGAATCTACAAAACATCCCGATCCGAAACAAGAAATGGGGTAAGAAGTTGCGCGGCTTGTTTGTTCCCGACGCTGGCCACAAACAATGGCGCAAATTCGACTACTCGCAGATCGAATACCGCTTTCTAGTTCACTACGCTGTAGGCACAGGCGCAGACGAAGCACGTCAGCGTTACCTAACTGATCCCACAACCGACTACCACGCTTGGGTCCAAAATGAGCTTGTTGGCCCGCGTGCTGGTTGGGATATGTCCACACCTGAACTTGCCAAGGCTTGCCGCTTTCTCACTAAAA